AAGGGCTCGGGAGGGGGCCTTAACCCCTCCCACCATTTTTAACATCGGTCAAACTTTTCAAGGAGCAGACCATGCCTCAATTTTCAGATGACTTGTTTCTAGGTCCGGCCCAGACATACATGGGCACGGGCATTCGCCCCTACACCACCACCTTCACCGGCGCAATGTCCGGCACGACCCTGACGGTATCCGTTCTCGGCCAAGGTGCTCCCATTGTTGTAGGCATGTACGTTGACGGCTCCAGCGTGACCGACGGCACGTACATCACGGCCTTTGGCACGGGTACTGGCGGCCTTGGCACCTACACCATCAACCAGTCGGTTACGGCCTCCAGCACCGCGATGTACGCCCACGGCAACATTGCGTTTGATGACCCGTCCCCCATGGATTTGGGTATCGGCCCTGTTGGCCGGATGTACATCTGGGATGTCATCCCGCAAGCGGCGGTCACCAACAACATCGCGTTATCGCAAACTGCTGCTGCCGCAGGTTCGTTGACGCTGACCGCAGGGACTTCTTCCAAATCAGTTACCCGCGCCGACAGCGTGGTGGTGATTCAATTGGATCTGCCCCGCGCCATCAAGGTCAACTGCTCGACTACCGCGCGCGCGTTCACCGTCAGTGGCTACGACTACTACGGTCAGACCATGAGCGAAGTGATCACCGTGGCAACCGCAGGAACTGCCGTGACTGGTAAGAAAGCCTTCTTCCAGATCTCTGGCGTGACCATCGCCGGTTCTGCTACGGCCTGCTTGGTCGGTACAAGCGACGTCCTCGGCCTGCCGGTCCGCGTGTTCAACGTGGCCTACGTCTCCAGCGTCAAGAGCAACAGCACGCTGGCGCAAGACGCTGGTACGTTCGTGGCCGCTGACACCGCTGTGGCAACCACTGGTACTGGCGACGTTCGCGGCACCTACGTGCCCGCTACGGCATCGGACGGCATCTGCCGCACCGTGATGGCCATCGCGCTTCCCGCAATCGCAGTTGGACCCAACGCAACCCGCGTTGGTGCCCTCGGCGTCACTCAAGCATAAGGAGTAAATCATGGGCCAATTCAAACCAATGGTCAAAATGATGACCACTGAGCCTACAGTTGAGCTGAAGCTCAAAAAAGGCGGCCACGTTTCTGGCCACTCCGCCATGAAGAGCACCATGCCGATGGAAGCGGCTGACGGTAAATTTGCCGCCCCCGGCAAGTCTCCCAAAAAGCCTTCCATCATGGAGCGTCGCAAGTCCATGAAGGCACCCATGCTGATGTCCAAAAAGGGCGGCGTGGCCAAAAAAGCTGACGGCGGCATGATGGGCGCTCCTATGGGGGCACCCATGGGCGCTGGCGCAATGATGAACCCCGCCATGAAGAAGGCGCTCATGATGCGCATGATGGCCCAACGTGGCGCTATGCGCCCCGGAATGGCCGCTCCAGCCGCAATGCCCGCAGCCCCCATGGCTCCTGCCATGAAAAAGGGCGGCAAGGCCGGTGACACGGCCCAAGACAAGGCCATGATCATGAAGGCGTTCAAGGAACATGACGCGCAAGAACACAAAGGCGGCAAGGGCACCAAGCTGAAGTTGAAAGACGGCGGCACGACCAAGGTTGTGGACGGTGACAAGAAAGACACCGCGCATGGCACTGGCATGGTCAAGATGGGTAAACCGGCTGGCTACGCCACCGGTGGAACCATCGAAGGCAACGAAGGTAAATTCAAAAATACCAAAGTCGTTGACGGCGATAAAAACGACAGCGCAAGTGGCACTGGCGGAGTGCGCATGGCCAACGCTGGCGGCTTCAAACGTGGTGGAAACATCATGAAAAAAGCGGTTGGCGGCAGTACCAACTGGGAAAATCGCCCGGCTGACACAACGCATCCCGGCAAGACCAACACCACCACTGGTGAAGTCAAAGAGTCCAATGCTGGCGGCTACAAAAAAGGCGGTGCTGCAAAAAAGCATTTTGCTACGGGGGGCAGCGTTAACAATGCAGGCCACGCCGTAGCAATGCCCCGTAAACCGGTGTCAAAGCCGGTAGCTAACAGTCTGCAATCTGGCACCTTCAAGAAAGGCGGTAGCGTTGCCAACAAAGCTACTGGTGGCGGTATGCCGCTAAAAGGCCATGCATACCATGACAAGTCAGATGCCGAATTGAAATATATTCTCAAAGATGCCGGGGAAGCGGCTCGTGCAATGAAGGACCACAGCCCCAAATCTGAAAGCAAATATCTTGATCAGGTAAATGATGCTGCAACGGTTTTGCATTACCGTAAAAACGGCATTACACGCAAGGCAGGCGGGCGCGCTTGCTAAAAACAAGTGGGGGCTTCGGCCCCCGCTTTCTTTGGAGATTTTTATGGCTACCACAGCTACCTCTCAAACGCTTTTTGATGGCGAGCGCGTTGCCATCATGAAGTTCTATTTCACCACCACCGATACCACCGGCGAAACTGCCGTGGTAAAAGTAAATCCAGCAAACTTGACGGCATCTGCCGCAGGTGGTGCTTGCGATGCGGTGTCCATTCTGAAAGTGACCGCACTCACGCACGGGCTGGAAGTTCAGATGAATTGGGTTGCCACCGCGCCCGTAGTCATTGAAAATATTCCGCAAAATAGCCAGTACACACAAGACTATTCCAAGATTGGTGGATTGACCAACAATGCTGGCACAGGTAAGACTGGCTCTATTTCTTTTACCACGGGTGACCAAAGCGCAGGTGACTCATACACCGTGGTGTTGGAGATGCAAAAGCATTACGTTAACCCGTTGGGCTGATCATGCCAAGCAAGTCACCAGCCCAGCACCGCCTGATGGAAGCCGCTGCCCACACCAAGGGCGGATTTGGTGGCGTCCCGCAAAAGGTCGGAAAAGAGTTTGTCAAGGCCGATAAAATGAAAAAAGGTGGCCTCTATGCCAATATCAATGCAAAACGTGAGCGCATATCTGAAGGCTCTGGCGAAAAAATGCGCAGAGTGGGCAGCAAAGGTGCGCCAACGGCTGATGCCTTCAAGCAGTCAGCAAAAACCGCCAAACTGAAGAATGGTGGTCCGAGCTTGGCCATTGGCCGGGGCGAGAAGCTGTCTGCCAAAGAAGGCGCAGGGCTCACAGCCAAAGGCCGAGCCAAATACAATCGAGAGACCGGGTCGAACCTAAAGGCACCCCAGCCGCAAGGCGGTGCCCGGCGCGATTCATTCTGTGCCCGCATGGGTCCTGTCGCCGAGAAAAGCGAAAAAGGGAGCCGTGCCCGGGCGTCTATGCAACGCTGGAACTGCCCCGGCTGGTAAGGAGTAACCATGGCCTACACCCCAAACCCAGATCGTGAAGTCGTAAACGGAAAAGCTAAGGTCTCCGCAAAGGAGCTTGCCGATTTCCAAAAGCAATACGGCAACGACAAAACTCTGCGCGACCTGTTGAACATGGACAAAGGTCTGGTCCGCAGAAAAGACCCGGGCGAAGGCTCAAAAAAGGCGGAAGACATCCAGTCAAGTACGGATGCTTTGCCAAGCATGAGTCGGCAATCTGGCCCGCCTAAAGCAGGGTTTGTCGGGGGTGTCAAATCCGCTGACCAATCTAGCTGGGATTCGGGCGATCAATCTGGTGGCGTCAAACCAAAAAGCAGGTCTAGCTGGGATTCAACTTTTGGAGAAGACGCAGAATCAGGTTTTGAACGGGCTAAACGTGGCGAAAGTTATTTGGGTGATGCGCTTATGGGCGCTGGAAAACTTGCAATTGCTGCCTACCCCGTTGGGCGGGCCCTAAGTGCTGCCCGCCCTGTAGTTGGCGCGGCGCTTAAAAAAGCATTTCAAGAAGATGCTCCGGAAGCGCCTTTTGCTAGAGACGATAATCAATCGTTCAACCCAGAAAAAATGGTAGACCGTAGTCAGTCTGAACCAGCGTTTAACCCAGATAAAATGGTAGATCGTAGGTCTACGACGTTCCCCGGTCGGTCTGAACCAAAATTTAATCCCGACAAAATAACAGGCCGCGATCAACCTGACCCGATGAAAAAAGGCGGCGCGGTAAAACAGTACGCCAAGGGTGGCAAAATCAACCTCGCTGCGTGCGGTGTCTCTACCCACACGCCTGCGAAGAAAAAAGCTAACTGGTAAGGACACCCATGGCCTACTCTGGAACCGTTGGACAGACCGTAATCACGGTTCAGCAGCTCATCGACCACGGTGCGCGTCGGTGCGGGAAACTGGCTGAGGAATTGACGGTCGAGCAGGTCCAGTCGGCCAAAGAGTCGCTGTTCATCCTGTTGTCGAACATTGCCAACATGGGCATCAACTACTGGGCCATCAGCAAGAAAGTCATTGGCTTGAACGCTGACCAGTACATCTACAGCCTGCCTGTGGGCTCCATCGACGCCCTGAACGTGCTGTACCGCACCATGGACCGCCCCAACGGTGCCTATACCTCGTCCGCAGGCGGCACGGTGGCCAACGTCTACGACGGTGACATTGATACCTATTGCCAGCAGACATCGACCAACGGCAACATCGCAGTCAATTTTGGGACTACCGATCCGCAGTACGTTGGCTCCATTGGGTTCTTGCCCTACGTTTCTGGAGGAGGTTCGGCAACATGGAATTACACGCTTCAGTACTCGACCGATGGTTCCACATGGAACACTCTGGCCACCGGCACCAATGTGGCAATAACGGACAACCAGTGGGTATGGACGGACATCGACCCGGGACAAAATGTGGCCTACTACCGCATGCAAGCCACCAGCGGCACGACGCTTGCGTTGAGAGAGCTGTACTTCGGCACGATGGCGCGGGAGCTGCAGATGTCTCGTTTGAACCGCGACGACTACACCAACCTGCCCAACAAGCAGTTCACGGCAAATCAACCTTTTCAATACTGGTTTGACCGCACTATTCCCCAGCCGACTATGTACCTGTGGCCGGTCCCGTCGAGCGCGTTTGTCCAGATGACTGTCTGGTACTCGCGTCAGATCATGGACGTCGGATCGCTTTCCGGCCAACTGGAGATCCCGCAGCGCTGGTACGAGGCCATTCTGATGATGCTCTCGCACCGGATGAGTTTGGAGCTGCCTGCGGTGCAGACGGATCGCATCGGCTACCTTGAAGGGCAAGCCGAGAAGTACTTCAACATGGCCGAGCAGGAAGAGCGCGACAAAAGTCCCCTGTATCTGGCCCCTAACGTGAGCGTATACACGCGATAATCCTTCATGCACTTTTGCACGTACGCCCACCACAAGCCTGATGGCGCGATGTTTTACATCGGCAAGGGATCAGTGGGCCGTGCGCATAGTTCTGCCGGGCGGAACATAATATGGAAGCGCACAGTAGAAAAACACGGCGGTTTCTCTGTTGAAATACTTGGGCGGTGGGCCTCTGAACAAGAAGCCTTTGACCATGAAATTTTCCTCATAGAAACCTTGCGCGATATGGGAATTCCGCTGGTAAACATAGCGGCTGGCGGTATGGGTTCTACCGGATTCAGGCATTCCGATAAACACAAGGCATCTTTGGCAAAAAGAATGCGTGAGTGCAACCCAATGAGTAATCCGGGCGTCCGCGCCAAACAAATGGCAGCCTTAAAGCTGGCTATGAATAGGCCAGAAGTACGCCAGCATCAAAGCGCTGTGCGCCGTGGCAAAAAATTACCTACTGCGCACATTGCTGTTTTGCGAACATGCCACCCGACCAAGCCGTGCGTGGTTAACGGCGTGGAATACATATCTTTGATGGAGGCATCGCGTGTTTTAGGCATTCGTCACGGCACTTTGCATCGCTGGATGACTCGCCCTGAAATACAACGCGGCGCAAAGTACCGGCACATCACCGAAGCAAGGTGGTTGTAATGCCAAGATTCCTTAA